TACGATGATTTGATTACAAATAGTAATGGTCCTACAAATAAAAAAGACCATAAAAAATCGTTATGGATGTGTATGATGTCAGCGAATGCTCTAGAAGGTATTCGTTTTTACGTATCCTTTGCCTGCAGTTGGGCATTCGCTGAGCTTAAAAAGATGGAAGGTAATGCAAAGATTATTAAGTTTATTGCTAGAGATGAGAATACTCATTTGGCTGGAACAACAACTCTACTCAAACTTATGAGAAGAGAAGATAAAGAGATGGAAAAAATAGCAAAGGAATCAGAAAAAGAATGTACTGATTTATTTGTAAAGGTTATAGAACAAGAAAAAGAATGGGCTGAGTATCTATTTAGAAATGGCTCAATGATTGGTTTAAATGAATCAATATTAAAAGATTATGTTGAATGGGTAGGTTCAAAAAGAATGAGAGCTGTTGGATTAACATCTCCCTACTCAGTACCACAAGCTAATCCATTACCATGGACTGAAAAATGGATAGCAGGTGGAAACGTTCAAGTAGCACCACAAGAAACTGAGATTAGTTCTTATGTTGTTGGTGGTGTTAAAAAGGATGTTGATGATAATACATTAAAAGGATTGAGTTTGTGAAGGAAAAAAAGATTTTACAAGCAGTCAATTTAGCCCCTAGTGAATCTTGGGTTGAAAGAATAGAAGAAGTCCATCCAATGAGACAAGTTGCTATTATGTCAGTAGTACAAGTAGTTGTGTTTGGATTGATGCTATTAGCATTTTATTTAATAGGAGAAGTTGTAGAATGAAAGAATTAGGAATGGTATTAATGGGTTGTATGGCAATAGGATTATTTTTTGCTGCCAAAGTATATCCAAATTTAGAATACACTGGAGTTGGCGGAGGCCACTCATGTACAGGAGAATGTTATGAAGAATATGTTAAAATTAATGGCACAGCTGTTGAGATTGAACAACGGAAAAAAGCCCTTGCTGAAACAGACCCATTCAGTTCCATTAAAGGACTTTGGGCCGGTTGCGCCGCATGTCATGGACAAAATGGTGAAGGAATGGCAGTCTTTCCCGCGCTTGCCGGAAGAGATGCATCGTATATTAAAGAACGCTTATATCAATACAAAAACAGAGAAACAGTAGGTAATATGAGTTCTACAATGTGGGCACAAGCTGGTATGTTATCAGATAGTGATATAGATACTATAGGACAATTTATTCAGGAGACAATGAAATGATTGAAATATACGGCAAACCACAATGTCCATTTTGTGATAGAGCAAAAGCTTTATGCGAACAAAAAGGATTAGAATATACATATAAATCTTTAGGAACCGATTTTGATAGAGATGAAATGCTATCAACATTTCCTGGTGCAAGAACCTTCCCACAAATTATATTAGATGGTAATAAAATTGGTGGGTATACTGAATTAGCAACATTGGTAAATAATCCAAAATGAAACTAGAATGCGAATACTGTTATAATTCTTTCGTCATAAGACCAGACGATAGTGATGTTAAAGTGAATTTTTGTCCGCATTGTGGAGAACCACAAAACGAAAACGACAATGAGTTAGACTTTAACTATTATGATAATGATTAGCCCTTGGTATTATGAAGGAAGACCATACGAACCTCCAGAAGATTTTAGTTCGGATGACTATTATGGCTTTGTTTACTGCATTACTAATCGTGGCACGAATAGAAAATATATTGGAAAAAAATTTTTCTGGTCCAAGAAAACCTTACCTATCACCAAAACCCGAAAACGTAGAAAACGTTTATTAGTTGAATCAGATTGGAGAGATTACTTTGGTTCAAATAAACAATTAAATGAAGAAGCCACAGTTCAAGGAAAAGATATCTATCATAGAGAAATACTTTACCTATGTAAATCAAAAGGTGAATGCGCTTATTTGGAAGCTAAGGAACAATTCGATAGAGAAGTACTTGGCAGTGATGACTACTATAATGGTATTATTAATGTTAGGATTGGTGCAAATAGTGTAAAAAAACTGTTTACAAACGACTAAAACTGTGATATAATATACATACAATGGCAAAAATAATAAAATTTCCTACTCCGCATGAAAGGAAAATGAAAGAAACTGCAGATTTATTACAAGAATCTGAAGATGCAGTTTACGCGGCAAGTAACGAATGTGTTGAAATGACACAAGAGTTTTTATCTAACTTAGAACATCTAATACATGATGGTATTATATCAGATTGGCCTGCATTTCAAAGTATGGAATTTAGGAATGAAGAATATCCTGAGTCAAGAGATGTATATGTTCTTGTAAACATGTTTAACGCAATGTTAAATAGACATTTAGGTATTCCACACGAACTACATCGAGAGTTCGATAGGTTATTTGTAAAAATAAAAAAAGTAGCCGAACAAAACAGAGATATTAGAGATAAAATGGAAGACATGGAAGTTTTCTTTGATGCCGATTTTAATTTACCAGGAGATGATGATGATACTACTTGATTTTAACCAAATAGCTTTATCCAATATTTTTATTCAAAAGTTAAATGATGAAAATATGATAAGGCATATGATTCTTAATTCTATAAGAATGTATAATAAAAAATATAGAGATGAATATGGACAAATGGTTATATGCTGTGATGGTATGAATACATGGCGTAGAGATTATTTCCCTGAGTATAAAGCAAATAGAAAGAAACACAGAGATACTGATGATTCTCAAGATTGGGGTGAAGTATTTAGAGTACTAGATTTAGTACGTACTGAAATCAAAGAGTATCTACCATATAAAGTTATTCACATGGAAGGATGTGAAGCTGATGATATTATAGGAGCACTTACTTTAAAAACACAAGAGTTTGGACAAGATGAACCTATTATTATTATATCATCTGATAAAGATTTTATACAACTACAAAAGTTTAAGAACGTTAAACAGTTCTCACCTATGCAGAAAAAAATAGTAAAGGATAAGGATGGTAATCCTAGGATTTACTTATTTAATCATATTATGAGAGGTGATGCTGGGGATGGTATACCAAACGTTTTATCAGCTGATGATACATTTATCAGTGAAAAGAACCAATCACCTTTAAGACAAACAAGGATTGATGATTGGTTAGAAAAGTCAGATAACCTCAGAGAGTGTATGGATGACAATACCTATAGGAATTATCAAAGGAATAAAAAGTTAATAGATTTAACCGAAATCCCTGAAGATATCGTACAAAACATTATAAATACTTTTATAGAACAACCGATCGCACCGCGTATGAAAGTTCTAAATTATTTAATAAAGAAAAGATGTAATCAATTGATTGAAGTCGTGGAGGAATTTTACAATGGCGAAACCGTTAATCTCAGAAGTTCTTAAGAAATGTGGAAAACTCAAATCTAAAAAAGAGAGAGTAGAGTTTCTTAGAAAGAATAATCACCCAGCAATAAGGGATGTCCTTAGAGTTGCATTTGACGATGATATCGTTAGCTTGCTACCAGAAGGTATACCACCTTATCAAAGAGACGATGCCCCAAAAGGGTATGAGTACCAAACTCTGTATAGAGCACACAGAAGATTTAAATACTTTTTCAAAGGACCAATAGCTAATGAATTAAAAGCTGTTAGAAGAGAAAGTATGTTTATAAGTTTACTAGAGTCATTACATGCAGAAGATGCAGATATGCTCTGTTTAGCTAAAGATAAAAAGCTAAAAATAACCGGCATTACTAAAAAACTAGTTAGTGATGCTTTTCCAAACCTAATAATAAAATAGGAGGCACGCCTATAGATATATCCCTTTGTTATGATTTATTAATAATCAAAATATAAAGGAGGTGGTTTACAAATCTATAAAACTGTGATATAATATATACTATGAATATTTTTATACTTGACCGTGACCCAGTTAAAGCTGCTCAACAACAATGTGATAAACATGTAGTTAAAATGATTGTTGAGTCAGCACAAATGTTATCCACGACCCATCGAATGATTGATGGGTCAATGGAACGCCGACTATCCAAATCAGGCAAAGTAAGAGTTCAATACTGGAAATTACCAGATGAAAGGGAAGATATACTTTATAAAGCCTGTCATTTTAATCATCCAAGCACTGTTTGGACAAGAGAAAGTTCAGAAAATTATCAATGGCATTACAATCATTTTGTTGCCCTTTGTGATGAGTATAAATACAGATACAATAGAACACATATGACTGATACTAAACTAAGAGAAGCTTTATCTAAAGCACCTAATAAAATACCTACAAATGTAGGTCCAACAGAGTTTAAGTTAGCTATGAAGAGTAATCCAGAGTGCATATTCGAATGTCCAATAGATTCATATAGAGCGTTCTATCAAACAAAACAATCAAGGTTCAATATGGTTTGGACCAATAGAAAAGTACCGGAGTGGTTTCAATATGCCAACGTATGAATTTAAAAATACTGAAACAGATGAAGTGTTTGAAAAAATGATGTCATATGACAATAAGAAAAAATACTTAGAAGAAAATCCACATATACAAAGTCATTATTCAAAAGTAAATATAGATTTTGATGGAGGTAAAGGTGTACTAAATAGAGCCGGTGATGGTTGGAAAGAAGTACAAAGTAGAATTAAAAGTGGTTTACCACCTAGACTAAGAGATAATATCAAAAGTAAATAATGGGTAAATTAAGACAATGGTTTAGAAATTGGTTAGATAAACAAATAGAGTTATCGATGCAAAGACAAGCTAATAAGTTATTTATGAAAGGACAAAAATATGGCAATGACAACAAGTAATCTATACGCAGATGGTGGAATAAGATTTGAACAAGACTTAGTAGATATAGGTTATAATGATTTAGAATGTGAAACAAAAGAAACAGGTAGAAATTATTTAGACCCTGAAGGAAATGCTTATCCATCAATTACAACTGTTTTAAAAATATTAAGTGAAGAAGGAATTCAAGCTTGGAGAAAAAGAGTTGGAGAAGAGGAAGCCAATAGAGTATCAAGAATAGCATCAACTCGTGGAACTCAAGTACATAATATATTAGAGAACTATGTAAGTAATAAACCATATTTAGAAGGTGAACTACCACATAACATACAAACGTTTAAAGATATACAACCAATCATAGATGAAAATCTAGAGAAAGTGCATGCAATGGAAGTACCTTTATATTCAACACATTTAGGTATTGCAGGAAGAGTTGATTTAGTTGGCCAATGGAATGGTAAAGAATCAATCATCGACTGGAAAACTTCTAGGAAACTCAAGAAAGAAGAATGGGTTTCTGGATATTATATGCAAGCGGCCGCGTACGCAATCATGTGGGAAGAGAGAACTGGTCGCCCCATAAAACAATTAGTGGTTGCTATTGCTGGTGATGAAGGTCCTCAAGTATTTATTGGAGACCGAGATGACTGGACTGAAAAATTAAAAGAAACTATACACGAATATAAACGTAGGCAGATGTGGCCTAATCAGAGGAAGTAAAATGAATGATACACATTTTTTATTAAAAGCTTTAATTGATAAATTAGAAGGCGAAATTGAAGTTGCAAAAGCTAATATATTAGTTTATCAACGCAATTCAGTTGGTATTGGTGAGCATATTGATATTGTAGAAACTATTGAGAAAGAAGTAGTTAAGATAGCAGATGCACATGATAAAATCGAAGCAATCAAGAAATACTTAATTTAATAAATAGATTAAACAGTTTACAAATGCACAGAAATGTGTTATAATAGTCTATTATGGATAAGTTTTCAAAATATTTAGAAGAAGGTAATAAAGGCCTAACTATATTTGACATAGATGATACTATGTTTACTACGAAGGCTCGTGTTCTAGTAAAGAATACAAAGGGTGGAGAACCTATACCTTTAACACCTCAAATGTTTAATTCATATAAACTAAAAAAAGGTGAGTATTATGATTATGGCGAATTTAAATCATCTAAGATATTTTTTAAGACAGCAATACCAATAGGTAAAATGATTGCGAAAGCAAAAGCAATTATAAGAAATGCTACAGCAAAAGGTAGTAAAGTTATAATCGTAACTGCTAGATCTGATATGGATGATAGAGATTTATTCATACGTACGTTTGAAGAACATGGTATACCAATGGATAACGTATATGTTGAGAGAGCTGGTAATATGTCAAATAAATCCAGTGCAGCTGCAAAGCAAATAATATTTAGAAAATATTTACAAACTGATAATTATGCACGTATTAGATTATTTGATGACCACATGGAAAATTTAACAGCTCTATTAGATTTAAAAAGAGAGTTTCCAAACGTTAGTTTTGAAGCTTATTTAGTAAACAAAAAAGGAAAGGTGAAAAAAATATAATGCCAGTAAAATTAGGAAAATCACATAAAACAGTTGATAGAGCTACAAAGAAAGTTTCTACTACACATCCTTATATTAAAAATATAAGTAAAACTGAATTGATAGAAAAGTATAATAGTAATAATACAAGGCCTAGAGATAAACAAAAGATAAAGAACGAACTAGTTCGAAGAGGTGGAGTTGTATTTCAATGATTGAAATGAGGGAAAGATTTAAATATTCTGTTTATGCTAATATTATACAAGCTTGTATAATTATATTTTTATTAATGACATGAAAAATAAAAACGATATAACTGGAGATATTATTAAAACTAAAACAGGTGGTCAGCAGGCTTATGCTGATAACTGGGATAAAATATTCGGTAAGAAAAAACCAGAGATAAAAGCTCGTAAAGAACAACCAAAACATTCAATTACACAATTTCACAAAGATAAGTCAAAACGTATACCTAGACAGTATAAATATAAAAATATAGAGGAATAAATATGTCAGACAATTTATTAGATTTTGATTTTGGATTTACTGCTGTAGATGAAAATGAGTTAGAGGCTGTACAAAAAGCAACTACGAAAGTAGAATCTACTTCATCAAAAGCAGAAGACTTAGAAGAAAAACTCAATAAGTTATATAATGCTATATTACCTTTACTAACAAATTTAAAGAAAAATCCAGATAAAGAATATATTCTTTGGCCAAACCGTACAGAAAAAATTGAAGAGTTCGAAGACCATATATCAGCAATAATTAAATAACATGCCAATTAAATCATCAGGAAGTCCATTAGCACTAGCTGGTTCCAGAAAAAAAGGAACTGAAGCAACTACTACAGCCGGTGGAATAGATATAACAGGAACAGATATTACTGAAGAGTTTGGCCACAAAGGTTCAGACCAAGCAGTTGTTGGTACTAATATAAAATTAGGTGATTATATTAGAGGTGATTTAGTTCCTGATGTATCAGCAAATAGTGCTATCAAAGCTTCAAAAGCAGGTGGTTCTAATTTGCAAATGGGAAACTACTACGAAGGTGTAGATACATTTATGGATAGTAGTTTTAATACACCTCTTTGGCAGACCACATTAAGTCACAATGCGACATTTGGTTTTCCAGAAGCTTGGTGTTATATGCAATTTTTAGTTGCTCCTGCTAATAATCAAATTAATGTAACATACGCATGGGGAACATCAGCTGCTCCAGGAAATTATCAAAACGTTTATATTGATTATTCTGGACTTACAGCTTTCCAAGTAAGATACAACGCAACATCTCAATTGAGAGTACAAGATGCTGCAGGAAGTTGTTATCAAGGCGCATTCGGCGCAACACCAGTACAAGATGGTTATAACGCAGGTACATATTACAGTTTGAATAGTGCAAAATTATTTGGATGGATGGCAAAAGCAAATCCAAACCAACCTCCTTGCAATGGATTTGCTAGAGTAGAAGCGACAATAGGTACTACAAGTTTACCAGCATTTCAAATACAAGGAGCTCCTACAGCAACAGATCTAGCGAATGGAACAAATGTATTTACGTCGGATTGGAGTAGCGCTATAGCGCTACCTGGCCAGCCATTGCCGCCTCCAGGTTCTCAATACAATCAAGCACAAGTAACATTAATTGCATCACACAGCCCATACGCTGTACCATTTTAACAGAGGAATTATTATGTTTTTTAAAAAAGACACAGATATTGATATTGAACAATTAAAAGAAACTTTAAAAGTAGATGAAGGAGTGGTATATGAAATATATCATGACCATCTAGGCTATCCAACATTTGGAATAGGTCATTTGGTTTTAGAATCAGACCTTGAATGTGGGTGGGAAGTCGGAAAGGCAGTATCCGAAGAGAGAGTAAATGAATGTTTTGAAAAAGATGTTCAAACTGTTATCGAAGACTGCAAAAAATTACATGATGGTTGGGATGGTTATCCACAAGAAGTGAAACAGATTATCGCAAACATGATGTTTAATATGGGACTCACGCGCTTGAGCAAGTTTAAACGCCACAACGCAGCGCTGCAAAGTGGTGACTGGAAGGAGGCTGCTGTAGAAGGCAGAGATTCAAGATGGTACAAACAAGTTACGAACCGCGCCGAGAGGTTGATGTCGAGATTAGAAACGGCTTAAGATATTTTGAGAATTCTAATCCGCAAGAACATAAAGGTTGGTATTGGTGTTATGAAAAACAGGGATTCTTTAGATACTCTGATTGGAATAAACCAAAATCTAACTTTTATAAATAATATATAATTAAAATAATGGAGGAATTATGTTTAATTGGTTAAAAAAATTATTCGTTGGTGAAGAAAAACCAGCATCAGGTGTTAGAGCTAGAAACTCTAAAGGACATTTTATAAAGGATGACCCTAATACACCTGACGTGAATGAAGCTTACGCAGATGGTAAAACACCAAAGCGTAAACCAAGAAAAAAACCTGCCGCTAAGAAAGCCCCTGCTAAAAAAGCACCGGCTAAGAAAAGAGGCAGACCACGTAAAGTAAATAAATAGGTAAAATAAAATGGCACAAGTATTAAAAATATTAGCACCAGAAGGAAATTTATCTTCTGCATCTAATGTAGGTTTTGCTAAATTAGTTAGAGTACTAAATAACAAAACCTCAGTACAAATTATTACACATACATCTGCTGCGGGAGAAGTATTAGGTACTGTCACATTAGCAGCTGGAGAAATAGCTTACATACAGAAAGCTCCAACTGATAAATTATTGGGTGTAGCTACATCATTAGCAGTTAAAGTAGCATTTGCTAATTAGTAGTGTCCTACTCTAAAAAAGTAGTAGACCGTTTTGAGGATGTACTAAAAAATCCTGCAAAACATGGGGTTGGTCGATTCGATCCGAAAGACCCAAATGTCGTGACTGGTCTAGCTGGTGCACCCGCATGTGGTGACGTTATGAAGTTAGATTTAAAATTAAATCCAGACACTGACGAAATATTAGATGTTAAATTTAAAACGTATGGATGTGGTTCAGCAATTGCCTCATCCACTATGTTTGTTGAAATGTTAAAAGGTAAAACTTTAGCAGAAGCTAAACTTATTAAAGATAAAGAAATAGCAAAAGCTTTAGAATTACCTCCTATAAAATTACATTGTTCTGTATTAGCTGAAGAAACTATCCAAACTGCAATTAAAGATTGGGAAAAGAAAACAGCTCATAGGAGACATAATCAATATGGAATTAACGAATGAAGCAATTCAACAGCTTATTAAAAAGACTGACTCAGAACGCAATGTTATACGTGTTGGGGTCACTGGTGGTGGGTGTGCTGGTTTTGAATATATATTTGATTATGAATCCTCAGTACAACCTGACGACCACGTGTACGATTACGGCAAATTCAGCATTGTCATACACCCACTCTCCATGCCTTACTTATCTGAGGCAACCTTAGATTACCAAGTCCTTGGTATAAACGAACAGTTTAAAATCATAAATCCAGCCGAGAAATCATCTTGTGGCTGTGGAGTTTCTATCCAATTTTAGCCCATCTAGCGAATCTTCTATTATAAATAACTATGTATTATGGAAGATATATTAGAATTATTAGGTGAAGTTGGTCTACCAATTGGTGGAGCACTGATAGCCGGCTATTTTATATTTCTCGTAATGAAGCAATTACTTCAAGGATTAGTTGATGATATTGATACTCTAAACGCATTTAGTAAAAGCTTAGAGAATAGAGCTAGAACAATGAACAATGAGTTAATTAAAATAGATATGTTAGTATCAGCAGCTCTTGAGTTACGTCCAGATATCGAAAGAGTAGCAAGAGCTGAGAATTTTGTTGAAGACGGCAATTTAGATTCTAGGAGAGACTGATGGATGTAAGTCAAAGCGATTATACTATCGTATCAGTATTAGCAGAGTTTGGATTCGCAATGACCGCTGTCATAGGCTTAGGATATTTTATATATTATATATGGAATTTCATAGGAAACGAAATCGATCCAAAAATAGAAGAAATGCACTTTCAACTAATTAGAGTAATCGACCAAGTAAGAATGCTCGATAATGATTTGATTCGTTTACAAGAAAAGGTAAACGTCATTTTGATGATGAAAGAAAATGAACGTTTAAAGAGAGGTGAAGATGTTAACGAAGAATGAAGAAAAAATTTATGATAGTTTATTAAACTATAGATATGAACCTGTAAAAAGAGACACAATATGGAGAAAACTTTTTGGTGGTTTAGTAGCTATTTTATTAATTGGTGTGGGTATATACTTTTTTATGTCACAACCATTATCAGCACAAGAGATTACTCACAAATTTAAAAATCCGTCATTTAGTGGTATAGGAACAGGCGCACATTATTTAACTATCGAAAACCAAGAATTCTCTAGAAAGAAAGCTATTGAAGAAGCTTTAGAATCAGCAAGAAAAGCTGCTGAAAGAGCTGAGGATAATACAACCTTAGCTAAATTTATAAGAAATCTAGAATCGAGAATATATGCTCAAATGGCTAAGCAATTAGTTGAGAGTATGTTCTCAAACGATAACCCTGTACGATTTGGTTCATTTGTTTTAGAAGGTTCAACAGTGACCTATGAAGTTTTAACAAATGAAGATGGTTCAGAATATATTAAGATGACTATAGTCGATGAGAATGGTACATCTACCGTGATTGAAATACCAATTGGTTCAGGATATTTTGGAGGAGATGTTGATGGCGACCCGGACGGCGGCTAGTTTATTAGCTATATTAATTTTATCTAGTTGTGCGATGTCTCCGCGATTTACTGAGTATCCACAAGACTGTAATAAATCTACATGGGGTCCAGAGTATAATCACGACTTATGGAACTATGCAAAAGCTTCAGGCAGAACATTTGAGAGAGCATTACCTTTCCTATGCGTAGAAGAACCTGAAGTAGTAAGATTACCATCTTATATAGAACTTTTAGATTTACCACCAGCCGAAGAAATGCCAGTTGTTGCAGTATATAATTTTGCTGATAAGACAGGACAAAGAAAGCCAAAGGATAATATAGCTGATTTTTCTACTGCAGTATCTCAAGGTGGAGTTGAATTATTAATAGATGCTTTAAAAACAGCTGGCCAAGGTCAATGGTTTAGAGTTGTAGAAAGAAATGGATTAGACCATTTAGTAAGAGAAAGACAAATCATTCGTTCAGCAAGACAAGATTTTGCTAAGCGTGAAGGACAAGAAAAGTTTAAAGAATTAAATTCACTACTATTCGCTGGTATGATAATCGAAGGTGGTGTAATAGGATATGATACTAATATCAAATCTGGCGGAAGAGGAGCTAGATATCTTGGTATTGGTGCAACAAAACAATATCGTCAAGATGTTGTGACAGTTTCTATGAGAGCCGTATCGGTTCTTAGTGGAGAAGTTTTACTTAATGTGCAGACTCGTAAAACTGTACTAAGTTATGGTAAAAGCGGAGATATATTTAAATTTATCGAGCAAGGTACCGAACTAGTAGAGTACGAGGATGGTATTGGAAATAATGAGTCAGTGACATATGCAACACGTACAGCTATTGAAGCTGGAGTGTTGGAATTAATACACCAAGGTCACAGACGTGGCTATTGGAAAATAGAGGGGTATAACGAAAATGAAGAAACTAATTAGTTTAATTTTATTATTGTCGACAACAACCATTTTCGCTGATACTGATGATAACGAAATTATAATCACTCAAACTGGTGATACACTAAAGTTATATATTGACCAAGAAGGTTTTGGTAATAAGATTGGAGGTAATGACTTCACATCTTCTGGAACTGCAATGTTAATAACTGGTGCAACACTTGAGTTTGATTTAGATTTTACTGGTAATTCAAATATTTTATTTGGTCCAGTCACCGCTGATAACTCAACTTATAAGTTGGATTTTACTGGTGATTCAAACCAAATAGATTGGAGCGTTGGCAGTACAGGTAGTTCAGACGATTCTGATATAAACTTTAGCGTAACTGGTTCAAGTAATACTTTTGACTTAGACCAAGGTACATCTTTTAGTGCAGAACGTTTAAACGCCGATTTAATTGTCATTGGAAGTTCAAATGTATTTGACATCGATTGGGAAAGTGATGATGTAGTTTGGAACTGGGATATAACCGGTGCTTCAAATAACATTAATACTTTGCAAAAAGATGGAGCAAACGAAATGACTGCTT